GACCTGACGACAGCCATTCCTGACTTTATCTCTCTGGCCGAAGCACAAATCGAAAGAACACTGCGCACCAGGCAGATGATCGTCAGGGCCAATGCGTCTTTTGACGCGCAGTATGGTGCAGTGCCAAGCGACTTTCTTGAGACTAAATCTTTGAAGCTCACAAGCACAAACCCACAGACCCCATTGCAGTTTTTGAGCATTGATGCCTTGGACAATGAGGCGGCCAATTACACGGCCAGTGGCAAACCCAAATTCTTTGGTGTTGTTGGTGGCCAATTCCGAATTGTCCCAACACCCGATGCAAATTACACAACTGAACTAACCTATTACGCAAAGTTGACAAAGTTATCAAGTAGTGTGGCCAGCAATTGGCTTTTGGCATCAAGCCCAGACATTTATCTGTATGGAGCATTGCTCCAAGCTGCACCATACTTGCAAGATGATGCGAGAATCCAGACATGGGCAACGCTGTATGAGCGAGCCTTAAATGATTTACAAACTGCCGATGATCGCGGTGCATCTTCTGGCGGTGCATTACTGACCCGTGCAAAGACTTTTGGATAAGGACTAGACCATGTCATCTTTTAGCGACTACAGCGAAAACCTAGTTTTAAATTTTCTATTTACAACAAACACGGCCACGCGCCCCACTGCCTGGTATGTTGGCCTATTCACGGCTGCACCAAGCGACACGGGTGGCGGCACTGAAGTGTCTGGCAGCGGCTACGCACGGGTGGTGACTGGCACGATCTCCGGCTCTGGCACGGCCACAACATTCACTAATGCAGCGGCCATCGAGTTTGCAGCTGCCAGCGGTGGAAACTGGGGATCAGTGGGCTGGGCCGGCATCTTTGATGCAAGCACATCAGGAAATTTACTCGCCTGGGCGCCATTGACCACAGCGCGCACCATCAATGATGGCGATGTCTTGCGCATCCCAGCTGCATCCTTGAGCATCACTTTGGCCTGATATGGCAGCCTATGGATCGGGGAATTTTGGTGTTGGCCAATACTCTGATCCGAGGGTAGGCTACGGGTACGGCTCTTATGGCAAGGGCAACTACTCCAGAGGCACATTTGAGCCTGCTGTAAACATTACAGCCACATCCACCATGTCGGTGGGTGCAGGGGTCATTTCCAATGTCGCGGTGGCCATCAGCGCCACATCCACCATGTCGGTGGCAGCCACCAGATTTACATTTGGCGCTTTGGCAATATCTGACACCAGCACATTGGTGGTCAATGCCAATTCAATTCTTAGAGCAAGTCTGGCGATATCAGACACAAGCACCATGGCCGTCAACGGCCTGCGCTATGCCATAGGTGCAGCCACAATCAGCGACACAAGCACCATTGCCGTGGCTGGGGTGCGTTATGCCATTGGTGCAGCTGCCATCAGCGACACATCAACTTTGGCGGTGGGCGGTGTCAGATACGCCATTGGCGCAGCCACCATCACAGACACATCGACACTGACAGTCTCGACCAGCATCATTGGCAATTCTGGCTTTGCAGTGACTGGCACAAGCACTTTGGTAGTGAATGCACAGCGCAGGCAGCCTGGTGCTGTGGCTTTTACAGAAACATCATCCATGGCGGTCAATGCAAGACTAAAATGGCAAGCAGAAAGTGACACGGCAGAATCTTGGGGTGCAATATCTGATAATTCAGAAACTTGGACACCGATCTCTGACCAGTCAGAAACATGGGATGCAATTAGTGATTCAAGTGAAACTTGGACTCCAATTGCTGATAATAGTGAATCTTGGCAAATTGCCGCATGAGGTGAAAAATGGCTGATACAACCACCACGAATCTATTGCTTACAAAACCAGAAGTTGGTGCATCCACCGACAGCTGGGGAACAAAAATCAATTCAGACCTAGATTCAATTGACGCATTGTTTGATGCTGGTCCATTTTTGAAAGTCAGTAAAGGTGGAACTGGCGCAGGCACAGCAGCCAATGCGCGTACAGCATTAAGCGCTGCGGCCTCTGGCGCAAACAGCGACATCACCTCATTGACTGGATTGACCACAGCCCTGACAGTGGGCCAAGGCGGCTCTGGTGCAGGCACTTTGACCGGCATCTTGAAGGGTAACGGCACATCAGCATTCACTGCGGTGACTGCACCTAGTGGTGCGATTGTGGGAACGACAGACACCCAGACATTGAGTGCCAAAACGCTGACAAACCCGACTGTCACTAATTATGTTGAAACACCATACAGTGCAAACAGCAGCACGGCCATCACAATAGACCTGACCAACGGCACAGTCCAAATCATTACCCTGACAGGCAATGCCACAATCACAATGCCAACGGCAACAAGTGGTAAGTCTTTCATCATGTTTTTAAAGCAAGATGCCACAGGCTCACGCACAGTCACTTGGTCAACTGTTAAATGGCCCGGTGGTACAAACCCCACAATCACAGCGACTGCAAGCAGACAAGATATATATTCATTCTTTGCTGATGGCACTAACTGGTATGGTGTCAATGTTGGTCAGAACTACACACCATAAGGACTGATAAATGTTTGCAGCATCTAAAACAGATTCAGTCTCTACCGCAGGGCCAGAAGATAAATTTAACTATGTCACTATGCTCTTGCATGGCGATGGGACTAATGGCGCACAGAACAATACGTTCTTAGATAGTGGCCCAAGCACTTTTAGTATTACCCGCAACGGCAATCCAACGCAAGGTTCTTTCTCGCCTTATGGGTCTAATTGGTCTAACTTCTTTTTAAACACAGGCAGTGGCAATCGGATTACTTGGGATTTTACTAGCTCTCCAGCACAAACTGCGCTTGCTGGAACAAACTCAACTATTGAGTTTTGGGTGTTTAGATTGCCTAAATCAGGCACATACCAATGTATGTTTTCTACTGCTGGTGATAGCAACAACTTTATTCTTTTGGATTCTACTACCCTACAAGTAACAAGCAATGGTGGAACTGAAATGTTTCGCCTCAATCCTGATACATATATTCCTCTAAACACTTGGACTCATGTTGCACTTACTTGCTCAGGAACTACATGGACTTTGTATTTCAATGGAACATCGTATGGTACATATTCTGGTGCAAGTAAATCAAATACTAGTGGGACAGCCCAACTAGGTGGTCGTAATGACATGAATGGTTGTGGTTATCTCTCTAACTTTAGGATAAGCACAATTTCAAGATACTCAGGAAATTTTACGCCATCAACTACTCCATTTGTTTCTGATGGTAGTACGGCAATGTTAACTTGCCAATCAAACAGATTTGTTGACAATAGCGCAAATGCTCAAGCATTATCAATAAATGGAACTATGAGCGTTCAACGCTTCAACCCATTTGGTACTTCTACCGCCTACTCCACTGCTGTAATTGGTGGGTCAGGGTACTTTGATGGTAGTGGGGATTATTTGACTTGTTCAGCAAGTGTTCCTGCGACTGGTGCATTTACTGTTGAAATGTTTGTATATCCAACAAGCACAGCAGGATACCAACTTCTTTTATCTCAATTTACATCAGGCGACGCTGGAAATTTTCAAATTTTGTGGGATGACACAAACAATAAATTTACAGTTAATCTTGGTGCAAGTACCGTCTTAACATCAAGCACTACTTTTTCACTTAATGCTTGGTATCACCTTGCAATTACAAGGGATGGTAGCAACAACATGACCATGTGGGTCAATGGCGCATCTGCGGCAACAACAACAAATTCAACATCAATTCTTCAGACAACAACCTATATTGCAAGTCGTTCTGCGCTTGATGGTTATTTCAATGGTTATCTTAGCAATATTCGTGTGACTAACACGGCAGTTTATACAACTGCGTTTACGCCTCCAACTGCCCCATTGACAGCTATAAGTGGCACATCTTTGCTGACTAACTTTACTAACGCAGCAATCTTTGACAACGCCATGATGAACGACTTAGAAACTGTGGGTAACGCACAGATTTCTACAAGTGTGAAGAAGTATGGAACAGGGTCAATTGCTTTTGATGGTACTGATGACAGGCTTGTGCAAAATGCATCTCCACAAATATCGTTTGGTACTGGCGACTTTACTATTGAAGCATGGATTTATTCTTTAGATGTTTCTAGTGATACTCAACGTGGGTGGCTTCAAACATCTTCAACTGCTGGAGGTTTAGCTACTTCATTTACTGATGGTGTTACGTTTGTATTTGGAACACCAAATGGAAATGGATGTATCAATGCAATTGTTGGTAGTACAAATTACTCATCATCTGGTGGCGCAGTATCGTCAAGCACATGGACACACATTGCTTTGACTCGCGCATCTGGCGCAGTAAAACTTTTTGTGAACGGAACTTCTGTGGCATCAGGAACTGGTAATACTACAAATTTATCTGGTCAATTTATTTGTATTGGTGGCTATTACAGCACAGCATATTTATACAATGGCTATATAGATGACTTCCGCATCACAAAAGGTTATGCCCGATACACAGCAAACTTTACCGCACCAACTGCGGCATTTTCAGACACAGGCCCATATTAAGGAACTACCATGCAAGTAGCAATTTTGACTAACCCCATCACAGTTGGCGATTATCGTGAACTGTTTGCCAATACATCATTTAACTCAAGTGGCCCAAGTGATGAATTCTTAACTGCTAACAATGCCAAGAAGGTCAATGCCTTTAAAGCACATGACAGACTGACTCAGAAGTTGGTTTCATGCTCTGCCTATGACGATGGTGCTTTTGTTTCTGTCGTTGAAGTAGCTGACCTGAGTGCTGAAGAAATCCAAGCAGCCAAGGATTCTGCAATGGCACAACTGAGAGCCACACGCAATGCTTTATTGCTTGCTTGTGATTGGACTCAGATTGCTGATTGCACCATTCCAAAGAAAGCTGAGTGGGCAACATATCGTCAGACATTGAGAGACTTTCCATCGACTGTTTCTGATGCACGAGCCACCATTACTTGGCCAAACAATCCTGACTGGGTTGAAATGCCATGACAAAAGAAGTCACCCACGAACAAATCTACGAAAGATTGCTTGCAGTCGAAACCAAGGTGGATGCCATTGACAAGAACACAAGTGGTCTTGTGGAGGCTATTGATGCCATGCAAGGGGCTGTTAAGGTTTTAGGATGGATTGCCTCTGCTGCCAAGCCTATTCTGTGGGTGGGTGCGCTAATCATGGCTGCTGGTGCAGTCTGGCAGACTTGGATTAAAAAATGAGAGACTGGGCCGTGGCATTTATTGCTGCGGCTCTTTTGAGCGCCACCATTGTCTGGTGCTTTTTTGTCATCATTTCGTTTTGGCCATGATCTATGCTCTGGTCCTATTAGCAGCTGCCGAATATAGATGCACCAGGTGGACATGGACCGGTGATGTCTACAATCGGAAAGTTGTTTGTCTCAAATGGGAGAAGAGGAAATGATTGATCCGATGACGGCCCTGGCGGGGATACAAAGCGCCATCAGCATGGTCAAGAAGGCCAGCAAGGTGGCCAATGATTTAGGCTCACTTGCCCCAATGATTGGCAAGATGTTTGATGCCAAGTCTGTGGCCACCAAGGCCATGCTGCAAGCCAAGCAGTCCGGCAAAGGCTCAAACATGGGAACGGCTCTTCAGATCGAGATGGCTTTGGATCAGGCCAGAGCCTTTGAGGAAGAGCTAAAAATGCTTTTTATGCAGACTGGAAAGATTGATGTCTGGAACAAGATTAAAGCCAGGCAGGCCGAGATGGACTTGGCAG